TCTCTTTGTGAAATCGGTAAAATTTCTTCAAATTCCAAACCACAAGTTTTACACACATAATCATATGCTGGCATTTTTTTTCCTTAAAAAAATTGTTTTATTTGGCACCCATATAAAGTCTATTATATCTTTTTTTAGAATTTCTGTCAAATCATCATCATTTTCTGCAATAGGCATACCAGATAAGTTCATACTAGTATTCATTAAAATTGGCACACCAGTTAAATCATACCATTTACACAATAATTTATACATATGTTCATTCTGCTCTTTGTCTACCGTTTGTATTCTGCATGTACTATCTTCATGAATAATTGATGGAATTAATTTTTCTTTATCTTTTTTGGCAGTTAATCCATGCATCATAAAAGGACTTTCTTTCAATCCTATATCTTCAAACCAATCCAAAAAATATTCTTTCAACATTATACCGGCAAATGGTCTAAAATATTCTCTTCTCTTAAAAGAATTCATCAAGTCTTTACCATTCTCTATTCTAGGATCTAATAGCAAACTTCTATTACCTAATGCTCTTGGACCTATTTCACCAAATTCAGAAAATACTCCTACAATTTTTTTATTCAATAAACTTTGAATTATCGCATCTATCGATTCATTAGAAATATCAAATTTATCATAATTTATTTTCGGTTTAGCGTGTGAGTATATGAACTTCTTGTTGTCATTTTTTATATTGTTTATTAAATTAAAATAATATGCAAATCCTAATGATGTTCCCAAATCACTAGCTAATGGTTCTGCCCAAAAATTAACTTGTTTTGGTAATTTTTTTCTAAGATTAGCATTATTCAATACATTTAATGCTACTCCCCCGGAAATAGTAATATCATTAATTTTTGTTTCCTCGTAATATTTGAGAACAGTATATTCAATTGATCTCTCTAAATCTTTTTGACAACTTTTTGCTAAATCTCGTTTAGTCTGATCAGATAAAGGTTCATTTGCCATCTCATGAAGACCAATAGGCGATGAAAAAATATACGAAAAATATGATTTTTTTGGTAATAAATTTTCATCCAATAAATCATATTTTTTTTCTCCATATGCTGAAAGACCCATTGTTTTACCAGGTTCTTGGAGATCGAATCCTAATAGCATAGTAATGGCATTATACATTTTACCAAGACTAACATTATTTGTTAATAACAATTTTGTAATTGGTTGTATATCAGTGGAGGGAATATTTGAATTGAAATTAAAAGTTAAATCACTTATAATAAATGGATGTTTTAATTCCTCTTCAAAAATATGTTGATTTGATTGCCATTCAATTTTTGTATCGGGAATACTGGTAAGACAACTTATATGTTTATATAATGTTGTAAAATTTTGTCCGTCTATAACATAAACAGAATTAGATTCTGATCCTTCATACTTCAAATATGAATTTGGTATTTTACGATTAATATCGATATGAGAACCTGTTCCATCAAATACAAAACTCAATACAGGTCTATCATTAAAACCACTATTGAAATAAGAACAATAAGCGTGCCATAAGTGATGTAATCTACCATCATTTATGTAAACTTTAAACGATGAATCTCTTTTATTTTTTTGAAAAAGTTCATAATAAAAATTACCTTTTCTGAATACCATCTGTGTTTCAAAATGAGTATTTCTAGTTGTAGTTAGCAACAAGACATTTGGATACCCATCTTCAGTTAACAATTGAAATAAAGAATAAATTGGATCACCATCATGTTTTGTTCCAGTAATTCTTTGCTCTTCAAATGTTTTGATTAATTTTCCATTATCAAAATAAAAAAGAGATCCATCATGATTTAAGTTTAAACTATAAATTTTCATATTATAGAATCAATCTACATCTTTTAATCAATAAGCACTTTAGCATCATATCGGTAAAGGGAAGTAACTCTATATTGATGCCAGCACAAATTATTATGACTTTCATGCTTCTTCAGTCTTAGTTTTTTTAACAAACCTTCCTTTACCGTCTCTATTTTTCTTATTATTGGGCGGACTAACAAACTCCGGGAATGCGAGGTGGGCAACCTCATGGTCAATATTAGTAAACTTTTCTTGTAATTTTTTATCTTTAACTAGAGTTAATACTTCCGCTTCATCTTTACCTAAAGAATTAATTAATTGTATCCATAAAGTTTCTCTTTTTATTTGTGTTAATTGTGGAACTCTATCTTTGATGAAAAGATACATTTTTCTGATTTCATAATTCAAAGTTGCCCCATCATCATTTTGACTTAGTGCAGGAAAATAATTATTATTAGGATTAAATTCATCTGTTAAATCTGGTGATCCTACAGGCAAATCAAAAATAATTTGAGAATTAAAATTTATATTAATTAATTCTTTCACTGTGATATTGGCACCAGTTTTTAGTGCCATTGCTCGTTCTTCTTTGTTTTCAATTTGGTTGATTTTTTTTAAAAAATCACTCACATTTCTAACAGACATTCTTCTCCTAAAACTCGTTTATATTTTCCATAAGATGTTTCAATCTATGATTAACGAAATAGTTAAACAATTTACCACGACCAACATCTTTTTTATTTTGATATTGCTCAACAATTTGATCATATAGTGATGAAGGCATCATGGTCAGATCAATAAGTATTTCATTTCTATTATAATTACGCAACATCTCACCTTCACAAAATTCTTTCGGATCAAGTTCAAGCCAAACACTCATCTTCTTTGAGGCTAAAGGTTTCTGTCTTTTATCTTCGTTCACAAAACAATCATCATCTGACAAAAAGTTAGGAATACCATCACTAGTGTCGCCTCGCATGATATGCTCTTTGAGGAAAGATTCTGGGTTGTCAGTCTTGATAAATTTTTTCTTGAGAGGCGAGAACTGTTTTACGTTCTCAAATTTTTGAAGTTGCTGAAAGTCTTTATCACTTGACAAAATTAATACAGGTTCAGATTCTTCGTACAAACCTTTTAGCATTTTGTGTGTACTTTTATATATAGTTAATGCCGCAATAATGTCATCTGCCTCAGCACCATCAAGATGTAAAACTTTGTATGGAAAATATTCATCCAATTCTTCACGAACCAAATGCATAATACGAAACAACTCTCCCCAATCAAAATCTGATTTATCCCTTGTTGTTTTACGACTGGCTTTATAATATTCAAAAACTCCTCTACGCCAATTATTAGCACCATCACAACAAATTACAAGGTCACCATATTCGTCTTTATATTTTTGAACATACATTCGTATAGTATTCAAGACCATATGACGAATAAAATCTTCATTCATTTCGTTAGGGTTCATCATCACATTAGCAATGACGATTTGAGAGTAGTCAAGTAAAATCATTTAATCACTCGGAGAAGGATTGTTTCATTATTGATACGACCATTCAGAGGTTGTTCTTTTGATTTAATAGAATCAAATTGTTTTTTTGCAGAAAGTTTTCCTCCAGAAGAAATTTTAGGTAATATATCTTCAGGTTTTCTTAAAGTTTTTTGCACAGATTTTTCAGAATCAAAATCTTGTATAGCACTGCCTTTTACTGAAAGACCATGAAGACTTGTTGAATTATAAATTCCTAGTTTTCTATATTTTGTATTAAAAACCCAAAGTTGATATGCTCCTATAATTTCAACAGGATTAATAGAAGAAACTTTAAAATCAGAATCTTCTTTTTTAAAATTTAATTTTGAAACTTGTTTGTCAACTGTGATTGGTTTTTTCTTACGAGGTTTTCTTTGCTTATTTTGATTAGCAGAATATCTATCACAATCATCAACTATAGATTGTAAAAAAGTTCGATATTTTTTAAGTTGTGTTTGCGTAAACCCACGGTAACCTTCTTTCAAATCAGGATCATTATCAATATCATTGATCTCTTCAAGTCTAGGCAAAAACTCTTCACCAATTTTTTTAGCAATCAATCCTTTAATTTGCTTTGATGATAACCAACTATATACATCGATTGTTGGTTGATAATTATTATCAAAAAAATCGTCTATAGCACCTTCTATATCAGCACAAAGAATATTCACCTGAGTTTTAATATGTTCTTGAATTGATAAAACGTCTTCTTTTTCAACAACATTATCGGATTTTTTCTCGTCCGTCATTTTAATACTAAACTCAATCGCATCACTCATACGATTAGCATAACTCTCAGGCAAATTTTTAAGACCTCGCATACACATACGAGCAATATAACCTGAAAATTTTAAATTAATGATTTTTCCATTTCTAATCTCAAGACCAGATTTATGCCAAGGTGAAGATTTGACTTTAGCAATTTCACTTTTATCATATTTTACCGATTTCATATATTCAACAAGCCAGGTCTTTGCTTGAATTCCATCATGAAAATATGAGTACCAATTTATTGCTTGCTGAATGTCATCGGCTGAACTTTCTTCAGTAAAATTAGGTTCAGCACCTCTTTGAGATTCAGTAAAAACTCGACTCACACCAACAGATATAGTATCTTTGGTTTTAGTTCGTTTCTTCGCCTTTGCCATTATCAATCTCGTAAATCAGATTATCAAGAAAATCAGTCCATTGACCAATTCGTTTATCCCAACAGTAATTATTATGACTATATTCCACCTGCAAGTCAAGATTTTTTTTCATGACATCAGAACCATAATCGTCCATTACATTTTCAAGAGCATCTGCAAAATTTTCAGCATGTTCCATTTTGTCTTCACTAAACTGATACATGTAAGCAAACTCTCCGCATGTTTCAGGCAATGCTCCCCAATTAGGCACCACAATCGCACAACCGGCAGACATTGCTTCCATCGCCACTCTACAAGATGTTTCTTGCCAAGTTGATGGGTAAGCCAAAATATGTGTGTTCTTGTATGCCTCACGTACCGTCTCGTATGGTTGTGTGCCATGATAAGTCATATTTGGATGTTCTTTGATTTTTTCAAAAAGAGGTTTGAAAGGTTCATCATTTGATTCCCAGCCATATAATTTGAAACTGGAATATACGTTCAAATGCCAATCATCTCTCTCAAGCATGTCTAAAGCATATAGGAGAACATCTAATCCCCTTTGAGGGGTTGAAGCATATATAAGATTAAATTTGCCATCATGACGTTTCTCATGCTTTTCTATGGGATCTATGGCATTTTTTAAAACAACACTTTTAGAATATGGAACTCTAATCAGAGTGTTAAACTGTTGCATTTGCCAATGACTAACAAAAATCAACTTTCGAAAAAGATCAATGCCCCCTGGTTTTGTTAAAAATGAATGAGCAGGATCAAGAGCAAGATCATGAAGCCAATAAAGTTTTGTTTTGTTCTCATCCAGTTTATTTACTCTAGAGACAACAAACTGAAATTTTTCTTTGTATTCATCTGGCAATCTGCGAAAAAGTTCCATCGTAACAAGTTCCGTGCCACCGAGTGAATTTTCAGCCAGATTACCTTCCTCATGCTGAGGAATTTTCACATCTACATTTTCTAACATATTTTTCATTCCCTATAAAATATATGATCATCAATTGATACTGTTTTAGCATACACACGTGCCCAATGTGGGCGTTTTATATAGTCACCATGATAATGAGTAGAACCATCTGTAATGTCAGGGATACGGCTCTTATTATGATAAAACCAGTGTGCTAATTCCTGAGAGAATTTCCACTGTTCACCATTATATGGTATATCGGTTTTCCCATCACAATACCAACTAAACTGACAACGATTCAGTATAGGATTATTTTTACTATCTCTTTTTGAATCATATACAACTTCACAGATAGTATTAGGAAAACGATCAGATTTTACACGGTTATGTGTAACCAGTGCTACAGCAAGTTTTCCTGCTGTAGATTGAATAGCCGCTTCAAAGTAAATATTAAGCGCCAAGCATTTGATTTGTCTCTCAGTATCATCTACTTCAATATCAACGGTTTTCATTACTATATTGGGCGACACAGATGGTATGATTACCGCATCACTAGTA